AGCCCGCACCTGCGAACGCTGACCCCGCCCCCTCACCGGGAGGCACCCCCATGGCCGACAGCAGATCCTCCCGCCGCTACCGCCGACTCGTCGCCAACCTCAAACGAGAACAACGCGGCTGCTGCATCTGCAACCAGCCGATCGACTACACCCTCGAATGGCCCCACCCCGACGCCTTCACCGCCGAACACATCCTTCCCTGGTCAACACACCCCCACCTCCGCGAAGACCCCTCCAACCTCGGCGCAGCCCACCACCGCTGCAACAGCAGCAAAGGTGACGGCTACCGCAACACCCGCACCACCGGCCAAATCGGCCAACCATCCCGCAACTGGTGAACACCCCCGAAAGGGTGGGGGGGACCCCCTCCCCGCAGGGGACGGCAAGGCCTGGGGTCTGTGTCCCTCTCCCCCCCGGCAGGGTGAGGGGGGTCGCGTGAAGGAGACCTGATGGCTTTTTCGTGTGAGGACTGCGGCCGTGACGATTTCAAGTCCGAGCGTGGTCTGGCGTCGCATCGTCGGGCGAAGCATCCGCCGCAGCGGGAGGGCCCGGTGTTCGCAGCGACGGAGCTGGCGGTCAAGGCGTCGTCGCATCTGACCGACGCTGATCGTGGGACGGTCGCGGTGCTGATGGATCTGGCCCGCACGATCGACGGGATGGACGACCGGGACGCTGAGGCGCCGCTCGACAACGTGACGATCCCCACGTACCTGAAGTATTCCGACGCGTTGGGTCTCACCCCGTTGTCCCGGCTGAAGTTGGAGAAGCCGGAGGTGCGTGGTGGCAAGCTCGCTGAGCTCCGTTCTATCCGTGGAGGCCGAGCAGTGGGCTGAGCCCGAAGGGCTGACCGGATCCACCACCCCGAGGGTGTGGACGCCGCCGCTCGTCGAAGGCGCGCCGGGCCCGTGCGGCTGCGGCTGCGCTCTTACCCCGGAGACGTCGCTGGGGTTCGAGACGGTTCTGTTCGCTGAGGATGTCCTCGGCTTCAGTCTGATCCCGTGGCAGCGGTGGCTCCTGATCCACGCCCTCGAGCTGCTTCCGGACGGGTCGTTCCGGTTCCGGACTGTGGTGGTGCTGGTCGGCCGTCAGAACGGCAAGTCGACGGTCCTGCAGATCCTCAGCCTGTGGATGATGTACCTGTTCGGTGTGAAGCTGGTGATCGGCACCGCCCAGAACCTCGACGTCGCCGAAGAGGTGTGGCAGGGGGCGGTGGAGATCGCCAAGGCGGTCCCCGAGCTCGCCGAGGAAATCGACAAGGTCGTCCAGATCAACGGCAAGAAGTCGCTGAACCTGATCGGAGGCCAAAGGTACAAAGTGGCGGCCGCGTCGAGGCGGGGCGGCCGTGGCCTCTCCGGAGATCTCGTTCTTCTCGACGAGCTGCGTGAGCACCAGTCGTGGGAGGCGTGGGCGGCTGTTACGAAAACGACGATGGCCCGGGCGTTGGCGATGGTGTGGGCTGCATCGAACGCCGGCGACGCCGCATCGATCGTGCTCCGCTGGCTGAGGAAGATGGCGCATCTGGCTATCGGGGACCCAGATGGCCTCGGTGATGCCGACGACGTGATCGCCGACGACGACATCGAAGACGTCGACGACGCCACCCTGGGGATCTTCGAATGGTCCGCAGCACCGGGCTGCTCGATCTTCGACCGGGACGGCTGGTGCCAGGCCAATCCGGGCCTCGGCTACACGATCACCGAACGGGCCATCCTGTCGGCGGCGAAGACTGACCCCGAATGGGTGTTCCGCACCGAGGTCCTCTGCCAGTGGTTGGACTCCACCTCGGAGGGCCCGTTCCCCGCCGACGCATGGCCCGGGTGCGCCGACCCCGAATCACAGATCGCAGCCGACTCGCCCCTCGTCTGGTGTGTGGATGTGTCGTGGGACCGGACCGTCGCCCACATCGCGGTGGCCGGCTGGCGAGAAGACCGCCGACCCCACGTCGAGATTGTCGCCTCCCGGGTCGGCACCGACTGGGTGACGGCATGGTTCGCCGACCCAACCCACCCTGATCGTCTGCGACCTCCGGTGGCGGTGCAGGCGAAACGGGCACCCGCGACGGAGCTGATCGAAGAACTGAAAGCGGTCGGTGTCGAGGTGGTCGAGTGGGACGGCGTGCAGGGCACCGGCGAGTTCTACGACCATGTGCGGGCCGCCGTCGGTGACGGGGACAGCCGGGTGCTGTTGGCGCACCGGGCCCAGCCGGTCCTCGATCAGGCAGCTAACACCGCCGCGACTCGCCCGGTCGGGGACATGTGGGCGTGGGACCGTCGGAAATCCCCGGCTGATGCTGCACCCCTGGTCGCTGCGACCGGTGCTCTCTGGTGTCTGAAAACGCAGTCGAAGCCGAAGAAACGGACCGGGGAAGCGAGGTTCTGATGCTCACTGACCTGCAGATCCTCGAATCGTTCGCCCACCTGAAGGAAGCCCGCGATAAGGAGAGCTCCCGGCTTGGGAAGATTCACCGGTATCTCCGGGATGACCCGAACCGCCGGCTAGAAGGGCTCCCGACGTCGGTCCCGGCGGAGGTCACCCGCCTGGCACGGTTAGCTCGTGCGAACGTGTTGAAGTTCGCTGTGAACAGCCGCGTTCAGTCGATGTATGTGGACGGGTTCCGAGGCCGCGGCGAATCGGATGACTCCCCCGTGTGGGACGCCTGGCAGGCGAACGGGATGGACGCCCGCCAGATCGGCATCCACCGCTCCGGGCTGGCCTTCGGCGCGGCGTATGCGACGGTGCTGCCCGGCAAGCCCGGGCCTGTGATACGAGGGGCGTCCTCGCGGAAACTGACCGCCATGTACGGCGCCGACGACGTGTGGCCGGTGATCGCGTTGGAACAGCGCAGCGAGAAGTCGTGGCGGCTCATCGACTCGACCCACGTGTTCGACCTTGCCACCGCAGACTCCGACAAGCCCGACATTGTCAACCGGTCCGCACACGGCGCGGTGTTTAGTGGCGAACCGGTGTGCCCGGTGGTCCGATACCGCGACACGATCGACCTGGACGACCCGATCCGGGGGATTGTCGAACCGCTGATCGCGTTGCAGGATCAGATCAACATCACCACGTTCGGGCTGCTCGTCGCCCAGCACTTCGGGGCGTTCAAGTTCCGGTACATCCTCGGGTGGGTCGCGGAGAACGAGGAATCCCGGATCAAGGCGTCCATGTCGAACTTCTTCACCCTCGACGAGAACAAGGACGAGGTGGAGATCGGCCAGCTCGACGAAACACCTTTGGACGGGTACATCGCCTCCCGCAAATCCACCCTCGAGCTGTTCGCCGCTATCTCTCAAACCCCGGCCCACGAGCTGATGGGTCAGCTGATCAACCTCAGCGCTGAGGCGCTCGCCGCGGCTGAGGCGGGGAAACAGCGTGCGATCCTGGAGAACAAGACGGTCATGGGCGAATCCCACGAACAGACCCTGAACCTTGCCGGGTCGTACATGGATGTCGACCCCGATCCCGGCGCCTACGTCCGTTGGCAGGACACCGAAGCCCGGGCCCTCGCCCAGCTGGTCGACGCGTTGGGCAAGGCCGTGCAAATGCTCGGCATCCCTCCGCAGGCCCTGTGGGATCGGGTAGCGGACGCGCTCGGGGCGTCACAGCAAGAGGTTGCGTCGTGGAAGGAGCTCGCTTCGGCGATGGACCCACTCGGGGTTCTCGAGGGGACACTCGACCGGCAAGCCAACCCGGCCGTCTGATGGCTGTCACCCCGGCGGGGCGGCAACTCACCTTCCAGCATCGGCGCCGGCAGGTGGCGGTCCGGTCGGCGATCCTTCGGGACCTGCTCAGAGTGTGGGGGGTCGTCGACCCGACGAACCTGGCCGGCACGATCGGACCGTTCACCGACGCGGCGGCGGCGCTCGTCGAAGCCGGTCATCGGCGGTCCGCGTCTCTGGCGGTCGTCTATTACCAGCGGTACCGGCAGACCGAACGGATCCGCGGTCAGGTCACCATCATCGAGCCGGAACCGCCGGACCGCACCGACATGGCATCCGTGATACGGGGGGCCGGGTTGGCGGGGATCGTGAACGCCAGGCGACGCGGGTTCACCCCGGCGGCGGCCGCTCGCAACGGGTACGTGAAAGCGTCCGGGTCCGCCTCCGATCTGATCCTCGCGGGTGTCCGCGGTGTCATCGGGCAGGCGACCGCCTCCGACCCGGCTGCGAGAGGGTGGCGGCGGGTCACGTCGTCGGACCCGTGTGACTTCTGCCAACAGATCGCGGATGAAGGCGTACATGGGAAGGACGCCGGGTTCGAAGCGCACAACCACTGCGCTTGTGTCGCCGAGCCCGCATTCGACTGAGAAACCGGCCCCTATGAAGGAGATATCTGATGGCTGAGACTGTGTACAACGTCGCCAAAGCGGGTCTGCTCAATGGGGCCATCGACCTGGACACCGTCGACACCGACGAGGAGGCCGCCGACTGGTCGAGCGTGGTGTGGCGGATCGGCGACATCCTCGAAATCACCGGGCTGACCCCCGTTGACGGAGGGGACGGTGTGACTGTTGACGTGGACCTGACCGCCGCCCAACTGCTGGCCCTCCCAGCAGGCTCCTACGTGTGGGAACTGGTGGCGACGGTCGACGGGGAAGTCCGCACCCGCGGTATCGACTGGTTCCAACTCGATCCGGAACCGACCACCGCACCGTGATCCTCAGATGGCTGCGTGTCGTGCTGTGCCGATGGTTCGGAGCGCACCTCGAAGTCCGCAAGGCGTCTTGGGCTCGATGCCCGGCCTGCTGGATACGTCTCACATAGCGGGGCGGCTGCTGGCAGCCCGCCAGGACTCATAACCCTGGTCCCGCCGGTTCGATTCCGGCCCCCGCGACCAACGCACACGACCGGCGTTCAACGGTCGGCGACTCCACCAGGAGGAACCCATGCCGGAAGGCACAGAGACGCCCCCCGAGGGCGGCAAGACGTTCACCCAGGAGCAGATCGACGACCTCGTCGAGAAGCGGCTCGCGCGGGAACGGGAGAAGTACACGGGCTACGACGACCTGAAAGAGCAGGTGGCGGCCCTCACCGCCGAGAAGAAGAAGCTCGAAGACGAGGGCAAGTCCGACTCGGAGAAGGTCAGCGAACAGTTGACCTCACTCCAAAAGCAGCTGGAGGAGGAGAAGGAGGCCCGGACCAAGTCCGAGGCTGAAGCTCTCCGTCTCCGCGTTGCCCAAGCGAAGGGCCTCACTGAGGCTCAGGCGCGTCGACTCCAGGGCGCCACTCGCGAAGAACTGGAGGCCGACGCCGACGATCTCCTGGAGTCGTTCGGTGGGAAGAAGGACGACCTCAAACCCGATAAGGGTGGGCTGGGCCGGCCGAAAGAGAACCTCCAGCCGGGAGCTTCCAACGAAGACGACGACGCGGAGGTCTCCGCCGAAGAGGCGGAGAAGATCGCCGAACGGATCGCCTCGAAAACCAAGATCTGACCGTGCGGGTGTCCTGTGCGGTCCCTAAGTGAAAGGAGAAGAGCGTGGCTCTTCTAACCGCTCAGGGCATCGCTCGCGTAGCGATTCCCCTCATCAAGCGGAGCCTGGTCCTGGTCCGTACTGTGACCATGGTTCCTGCTGCCGGTTTCACCGGCCCCAACGGTGAGACCATCGACGTCCGGGTCCGCCTGCCAAGGTCGGCCCGTACCCAGGCCTCCCCGGGTGCGTCGATCACCTACGACGACCAGAACGAGGTGAGCGTCGGGGTGACTCTCAGCCACCTGTACGACGCTTACCACGTCACCGACGAGGAACTGACCCTCGAGC